ACTTGTTCAGAGAACTTTAATCCTTCTCCGGCAGCTTTCTTTGCGCCGGGGGCTATTTTTCTGCTGTATAAAGCTTCTATTCTTTGAAGTTCTGTTCCGACCCTCCTTGATTCGTTAGCCTGTTTTCTTAGGAGATCCAGTTCTGCTTTACGGAGGGTCAGTGTATCGTCAATTTTCCCTCTAAGGCCGCCGGCGGCATCGCGAATTTTCGTTAGTTCCGTTTTTTCCTGTTGAAGATTTTTTACTCTTTCTTTTGATATAATATCTTCTCTATCTTTGATTTTCTTAATAGATTCTGTACGCTGTTGAATGAGCCCTTGAATCCCTTCTTCGTTCCTTAGGCTCTCCAAACGAGCTGCAGCGCTTAAAGCCCTTTTTTCCTCTAGAATTGTTAACTCTTCAGTCCCTTTTTTGAGCCTTTCAACCTGGGCGATTTGTTCATCTATATTTTTCTTAGAAAATTCTGTCTGACCAGTTAACCAGTTATATGCATCACCAAGAGTCGAAGATTTTTTATCTCCGGCGCCTTCTGATGTTCCTGGTGAGTCTGTTGGTTCGTCGGCCATATGAAATTACTCCTAGATAATATAAATAGTATCTTGTAGGAAATAAAAAAACCCCTGATTAGGGGTTGGGTGTTTTATTTATAAGCTTCTTTCCTTGCCTCGTTCTCGCTTTTAATCTGATCAGATAATTTCCTTACAAACCAGTTTCGAAGCCCAACAGGCAAATTATAAGCTTCAGTGAAGCTCCAGCCGCCGTGATATTTCAAATAAAAGAAGTGCTCATATATTTTTTCTATATAGTCTTCATCGAGGCCAAAAAAACGCCGCAGTAAGCGGCACCTCCATGGTTTCTTTATTCGCGCAATAACCACAATCAAATTCTTGTCTTAGATCTATATTTGGCACTATAGTTGGCAATACCGCCCTCAATTCTTTCGAGTCCCACGCCAGCATTGAATTAACAAATTGTGATATATATTCACTCTCTTTATTTCCGTTGACAGAAGCAATGAATCTTAACAAGGATTTTGTTACTGCTGACTCATCATCTTTTTCAGATTCTGGCTTAGTCTCTTCAGCACCAGTTAACAGACTTATGCCAACTTTAACACCGGACTTTGGCAAGGTATATTCAAAAAGGCCTTCTTCCTCATTAAAGATTATTTTTCTTTCCTCAAGCAACTCAGGGTTAAAACAGTCTAAATTATAACTTATTTTGTTTAAGTCAAAATCATACTCTTGCTTTGTGAGACATTCGCTACATGTAACTTGCGCAAAATAATGATTGCCATAAGCGGATGCCCGGGCGGCTATCATTATTGCGTTACGGTCGCCTATAAGTAGGGTTGCTGTATCTAACTCCGGGACAACAATATTTTGTAAAAGTCTCTCGATTGCCAGACCTTTTTCAAATAAAGTCGAAGAGGCCAAAATGTCTTCTTCTCTGGCCGTCATAAATTTTATTTCAATAGTTTCTTGATTGTGTAGCGGATGTTCGCTTGAATAAAACTTCCCTCTTGAAGGAAGCTCCACAAACTCCGTAGGTACAACAAAACCCATATTAGGCGATGCTGGTGTTGGTGGCGCGCCTTGTGCAGCCTTGCCTAATCGATCCTGATTGTTTCTCATTTAAACCTCGCCTTTCCTTGTCTCTCTATTTAAATTATAACTTATAATCAAAGCCGTCAGGGGGATTAACTATATCATAAGTAGCAAAATCATATGCAATACCAATATCTACATTAACTATGTCTTCAGATGTATAGTCTACATCACCCCACTTTATACTTTTTATAAACGCATTTTTGAGTGTCCATTCCTCGTGAGCCTTTGCCGCAGAGGTGATACTAAGGGAAACAGGATTTAAATCTGACTTATCTGGGGATCCGTGACCGCCTCCATCAAGCTGTCGGATAACAACGTTGCCGAGGGCTGCGTTGGCCTGTTGTTTTGTAATGCCAGCCGCTAATTGATCAGCGTCACCTGGTTGAACGTACCCCATATTTCTTAAAACATTATAAAATCTAGATCCCACATTTGGTTCAATGGCATCAATTAAAGTGATATCTATATCATTCCACTTAACAATACCCGGGAATTTAAAAGTGTGATTTAGAATTCTATGCTCAGTGACGTTAGTCAATTCAAATGATGGACGCGTAGCTTTCGTAACCATATATATTAAATCTTCTCCTAAATTAGAGAAAGATACCAAAAACCGAAATTTTCTTTTCGGCTGGAACTGTGTATCGTTAAAAAATGGCATCTACTTGGTCTCCCGTGGTATAGTAATTTTGTGCTCTATAATAAATAGTAAACTCATTAAATTTTTAGTCATCAAAAGAAGCTCCGCTCTTCGTAATAATGAAATCTAGCGCGATAAATTCGATTGCACGTGCTGGTTTCAAGTAAATTTTAGCATAGAGTATATTTCTATCAACCAGATCAGGTGTAGTCGTAGTACTATCTAATAGCACCTTGAAGTCTGTAAGGCCTTTACCGGCCTTAACTCTTTCAAGAAAGGGTATGACTTTATTCTTGAATCTATCCCAGGTTGCCGTGATATTCTGTTCGAACAAGGTAGTAGCAGCAAATCTTGAAATCTCTTTTTTCACATGAATCATTAGCCTACGTACATTGATTCTGTCCAAGGCCGACTGCGTTACCTGAAGAGTTTTCTGCCCGAAGATAACAATTCCTTCTGCCGGGAAAGAGGCAATCGGATTAATATTTGCTTCGTATAACTTGTCTCTGTCATCAGAAGTAAGACGCTGTCTTACTCCCAGGACCGGCAGGCCGGCACTACCCTCACTGAGGCCACCTCTAGTAAAGCCAGCAGGTGCGAACCAAACAGCTGATTTTCGCTGTGAGCTAGAGAAAGTACCGAGAGCGACAACTGAAGGAGGCACATAGAGCACAGAGTCATCAATTGTATCTCTGACCATTACATATGGATAAAAAGTGCAGCCATAACTAGAATTGAGGCCCAGGTCGTTTGCAGCGTCGACGACAGCCTGCACCGTTCCAAGTCTAGATGCCTCGTCCAAGAGGTTTTCGTGAGCTGGAGTGTAACCACCCGGTAGGTCAACAATCGCCAAAGCGTCGCCCCTCTCTTCGCACGAGTTAACCAGTGCTGTATTAAGAGAACTATTAGTTATACCAGGCATACAGGCAAGATCATATTCAATAAATTCTGCATCTGCAGTCATGTCAACGGCCTTCTTCAAACTGTAATAAGCATAATTCGTCTTTTCTCCAGGTGTGTCGTCAAGGAACGAATTTCTAAATGGATCCGGCTCAGTAATGTCGAAGCCGTCCTGGCCGCCAAACATAGGCGAGTTGAATCTATTATACCCAGCTAACAGCACTTCTTTTGTTGTTTTACCGTCACTAGAGCTAACTGCTGTATAAGAACGCATTGAGGCGCGGCCGCCAACAACATGTACAGCATGAGAACTGTCTTCAACCGACGGAACTATGTTATCAAGAGTGAAAACCCATGAATATTGGTTATCGTCCCCCTTGGAGAACGGAGAAGCTGCGGCGGCGGCCGGGCGAGAACGTAACAGATCAACGGTTGTGCCATCGTGACGCTTGGTGTCAATGATGTTAGATTGATATCCAAAATAAGCCTTCCTTCCAAGAACCAGCCCACCTTCAGAAGAAGATACTCTCATTCTGCTGGTCGGAAATTCTAGTGAAGCTGTTATATCGGCATCGGTATTAAAAACGTGGTCGAGCTGGAGCGCTGTGGGGACACCTGAGGGGGTGCTCGCGGCGGGGGCCAGGGCCTGGAATGGCACAGCGTTGGCCACGCTTCGGCCGGAGAACCACGCGCCATCGAGGGCGTCGTCAGTTACTGCTGATCCCGAGCTAACGACAATAGTTTTAGGAACCACGGGACCATAAACACCAAATGGAAGCCAGCCGTCTTTTGCAGCGCCATTCTGAACATTTTCGTTCATTACAACTCTAACATATCTTGATTTATTTGGGTAATTCCCTAATTCAAGAAGAGTCTTATTAGTATTGTCAAAAGTATAATATCTATCTCCAATTACCTTCGCAATGTAGTTGGTTGAAGTTGGATCTAAATTCATGTTGCTATAGCGTTCTAAGATAACTGGAGCGTTGTCGCTATCCCACGCCGATCTAACGAGAACTGTAAAGGTACCAAAAGCATTAAAGTTGCTTGATGGTAGTTGGATGTCTTGGATAGAAATTTTAATATCTTTGTTCGCTGATTCACCGCTGTCCAAGGCCACAAACCTGAACAAAGCAGAAACATGGCTCGTATTCGTTGGATCGAAATCAGCATATGTGGTGCCCCTTAAATCTTGCGAGAAGAACCAACCGGTTTTAGCTGCAAAACCCTCCAGTGCGCCGGCGCGGTCGTGCCATTTTAAGCCTGAGCCGGCGGTTGTTCCGTCCAAAGCCAAGATGACCCCCAGTTGTCCTGTGCTACTGGGTTCACTTCCATCCGATTTTAGTTGGCTATTTTCTGCACTCTTTAAATTAGATTCGAAAGTTTCGCCTAGCCAGTATTGTTCAACCCCTGTTACGGTTACCTCGTCGTTTATTTTAGTGGGATCTGTGTTGAAAACTTTTCTAATGAAGAAGTTAGAATCTCTGTCAAAATTGAACGTGGCAGCTTTTTCAACTGTTGTGTCTGAAGAATAGATTTTTGCAGTGAAGTTGCCATTCGTGCCTTTAATAAGTTCATGGCAGCCTTGCGCGGCTTGGCCATTTCGCTGGGTTCCTGTCAACACGACAGCGCCGGCGTTGACATACCAAATAGCAGCCAAGGTGCCGGTAACAGGTGCCGCAGTGGAGGCGGTTAAGGCCAGGGCCCAAGAGCCGGCGGCTTCCGGGCCAGCCGAAAATAATGAATTTGTTCCGCCGGAGCTCGGGTTGTCTTCGATATGACTGTGTGTGGCAGCTCCAACATCCAATGTACCACCCTGAGTCACGAGACCCGCGGAGCCAGTAATAGTAATCTGAGAACCATAGACACCCGCTTTTGTGGCAGTAAGAGTAACCGACAGCCCGGATCCGGATGTGGCAGTAATGCCAAGGACACCCGTGGAGCGGCCGCTGCCAAAGGTAACGTCGTCGGCCGCTGTACCATTAATAGCCGCTATTAGTGAGGACTGTAACTCTAAGTTGGAACTACCAGAAATAAAAATTTGGCCTGCGGCGGGCGAGGCCGCGACGCCGTCGGCGTCGTGTGAGCTAGTAATATGGATTGTTGTTGTATTCTTGTCCAGCTCAGCGCCGGCGCCATATGGCACATAGAAAGAATAATTAGCACCCATCAGGGTGCCGCTTATGGGGCCGGCGAAATTCCAGGCATCGCCTGAATCAGCAGTACCACTAATCAGTAAATATTCTGTTCCAATTGAGGTCGTTGTTGTATCCTGCAAATCCGGGTTAGGCATAATAAATAAACCATAGGCGCCGCCTGCATTAGCAATTGAAGATCCCGTTCCATTTGAAAAAGTGTTAGTTGTCGACCAGCCAGATTCTCCATCTGTGCCGGGCTCGGCGTCGGCGCGCTGCTCGCCCAGGCAGCGGTATACTGTGCATGGACTATTATTTTTTAACCAAGCTTGTACGGCATATGCGGCGTATGTAGGAGCAGTCATTTCGCCAGTACGCCATATATCACCCGAAGAGTTGCCAGAAGAAGGATATCCAAAAATAGAAACAAACTCCCTGAATGAGCTTACTTTAGTGGGTCTGTTAGCTGGTCCTTTTTGAAAACGACCGATGACCAGGGGGCCCATCTTCTCTGGCAAGGGCTCAAGTATTGATTCATCAATTTCATGGATGAAAACACCTGGAGATACAAACTTAAATTTATCAACTGACATGTTTTTTGCTCCTTATCACAAGCTAGTTTAATTTTTATAAACTTTTTTCTTTAATAAATAGTCTGGCTACTCTACAAAATCCTTTAAAATCTGAATTCACCATTCTCATCTTGAACTACTATCCTTTCTCTTGCAAAACGTATTTGTACTGCATTTTCTCTTCTCACGACCCTAGGCTGTACTTGATTTTTACCATCGCCTATTAAATAACCAAAAACATTCATGGTAATGGTTGTTTCGTATTTTCTTTCGTTTGTTTCATAATTTGATATATTGTTTTCCACATTATAGTCTTCTGATACAAAGGCTTCATACATGTTTGTTTTATAGCCCAAGTAAATTCTTCTATGAGCGTTTGAACTTCGAATAATTGGTGTCAAAAGATCGTTCATTTGTTCTTGATATTCGGTCCTCAAGACAACTTTATATTCAACGTCAATATATATCGGTATAGGGATTGTTAATGTCTCCCAAACCACTTTTTTATTTTTTTTCTTCCCTCTATAGTAAAGTGGGTAATTGTCTTGTCCCTTTCTACGATGCGCATCTGCGTTGGCAAAGTTTCTTGTTTTGTCTTGTTTAATGATCTTGTTGACGCGGAGAAAACCCCCTTTTAAATCCCCAACAGGATCAACAGAAGCGTAAGGGATAGAACGACTTTTTTCTGATTTACTAACACCGCCTCTTTCAATACTAATTACTGGCAAGATTATTTGTCCAACTGCATCCCTCTTGATTTTATCATTTTTTATATTATGCGCTCTTTCCGACCCAGACCAAATAACTGGAGCCTTGCGAAATCCTTTATTAGTTTTCGTACGAAGATCCATGGCAACATCAAAGAAGTTGTATACAGCAAAATCGATATCTTCCAACGTCGAAGAATACTTACTGACCTCCACTGGAGATGTCTCTTCGTTTATTGAGCCTTTATGTGCCATCGAACAAGCCCTCCCTAGACTTAATGCACTCAGCAATTATTGCAATCCTTCTATCTGCCTGACCAAATAACTCTTTTGGCTCCTCCAGTTTTACTATTTCATAGTAATTTTCGCCATAAGCAACAAAGTCTCCTTCTCTCACAAAAAGATTTTGATCTTCAGTTAATCTTCTCTTATGAAAATGGACCTTTATTTTTACAGATTTATCTATGCCATACTTATCAGTTTCTGTGGTCTGCCCCATAAATTCAACCAAAGCATGAATCCTGACGGGGGGCAAAAATGTTTTAACAATTGCCTCGTTATAAAGTGGATGAAAATTTGTATGTTGAAGATCTATAGGATAATAAGCTAACACCTGTCCAACAATACGCTCTATTAGTTCATCATTAACTTGTTTAACCAAATCACGCTCTTTTTCACCAAGAAAAAGTGGTGGCGGTGGTTGCGTTGGCTGTGACCATTTGTTTGTTTCATCTGCCATTAATCAGCTATCCTGTAAAAATAAAATAAGGATAAGTCCTTACCATTTCCGTCGTATTTTTGGTTATGGTGCTTTGTATTTCTGTAATCTTCTGATATGTTAATTCATCAAGAACTTTTGTTAATTCTTCTCTTAGATTTTTTTGTTCTTCCCTGGCTTGTGTAATCAAATCCTTGCCATTTAATGTAACTGTTTGACCAGGAATTGGAATGTTGTTGAACTTAGATCTGATCTCCCCCAAGGTTTCCTTGACGAGAGCCAAAGTGAACCTTCTAATCCACTGTTTGCCAATTGAATTTATATTAGCATATGGTAAGTTTGCCAATGGCAAAGTATTCATATTATTAACGCCAGACTGACCATCTTGCCTATCGGACTGTATGTCCCACGGCTCTTCTTTAACTGAGAATTCAATCCACATTTTTTTCGGAGAAACTGATGTTGGTATCGGCCAAATTCTTAGATTATTGTTTTTAATTTCATATGAATAGTGGGAATTTCTTGTATATATGGCATCTTCATATGCCATGGCCTGCAACTTGTTCTGCCATGGTGGAATTACCTCAAAGGTTGAATCATCTGAGAACATTCCGTAAGTTGACAAGTTGCCAACGCTGTTCATACCACCGTAGTAGCCATAAAATCTCCACATTGCATGCGGTGTCTTATAGAAAACTTTTTTCACAATTATTCTTTTATCACCAACTTTGTTATAAAAAGAGGCGTCAGAGTCAGTGGCCGAACTTGAAATAATAGCTTGCAAATCATAATTTTGCTTAAGATGAGCAATGTCAAATGAAGCAGAATATATAGGTGTGGTGCCGCCTAGTCCGGTATCAGAGATAGTTGTATCCATGACTCTTTTAGCATAGCTAAAGTGGAATTTTGGATATTTTAATTCTACATTGCTGCCACTTAATAAATCTGTTCTTTGGCCATCAGAATCAAATGATCCTGTTGCGGCGCCTAGAGCGCTATGAAGCACATTTTTTGATTGGTGGATATTAACAATATAGGAATATTCTAAAACAGCCTCTTCATATGCCGAATAAACAATCTTGTCAGTTACTTCTAAATCAAGTACCTCGCCGCCGAGCTTTCTATAAATGTAGGTTACTTGTTCAACAGCACCAGTAACAAAATTAGTATCGTATAATTGAGAAGATGAATCGACATACAATCCATATGGGTAATTTACCGACGCGCTAGCTGCAGCATAGGACCCGGTAGCAGGCAATACCACAGCAGACGTCTGTGAGCTTGGTGTTAAAGTTGGTGTCGCCATTCATTGGGTCTCCTATCAATATAAATAGTTGGGAGATAATGAATTATCCCGTAGACATGGTGTTCTATAAAACAAAACCCTGCCTGGAATGTCCAAGGCAGGGTTATATAACATGATTTTAATTATGTTATTCTTCTTTTTTCTTCGTAAAAATACCAGCTTTAGGCTTCACTTTAGGCTTCGCCTTTGGCTTCGCCTTGGGTTTCACTTTCTCAACAACAGGTGGCGGATCAGTTGCTTGTTGACGATCACGGATCGTTTTAACAATTCTACGATAACTCATATTTCAACCCCCTGTTAAGCTTTGTCGTCAAAGTCACGCACACCGGTAAACCTAACTACAAATTTGCCAGATGTGTATTCCGCACCCAAGTTGCCTGCTCCGCCGGCAACAGCTGCAGCCGAGGCGGCCGAGGCCGCGCCGTTAACCAGGTATACGTACTGGCTGTCTAGACCACTGTCGAGCTTGGCGTCTTCGATGTCTGCACCGTAGTTATCCACCGAGCCGAGGGACCAGTCGCCACCGGGGGCGATGAGCGCGGCGCCGTTGGTCATACCGAGGGCAGAACCGCTATATGATCCGGTGGCAATGTCACTCGTCCAGAGATCAATATCGAGTTCGCCGTCGACGGGCAGCTCAGTGCAGATCATTTCCGCTGCAATAATGTACCCATTAACTGCTGGAGTAAGACGCGTCAGATAACTGGGCTGGTGTGTCGGCAAACTACTAGAAACGCCAATAATTTGTTGATAATCGGCGCCTCCCTCGGCAGGTTGATTTTGTGTGCTGGCGATAACTGCTAACGGTGTGCCAAGATCGACACAAATTTCAGTTACGATTTCCGAGCCTCTTCTTGTAATCGTGTTTGACACAACAGCATTTTTCATAGCAGTCGCGGTTGCGTTGCTGTTGTCCTCTGCTAAATTACTTCCCATGAGAGCATTAATTCTTTTTGCTCCAAGTCTTCTGTTTCCCATCTTTTGTTTCTCCTTTTTTTTGTTATTGCAATAACTTGATTTTAATCACGAAACATAACCAGCCACTTCGGCTATGTTTCTTCAAAGGTCAGTGGCCTCGACCAAGGAGAATAATTTCAAGTTGTAATGTAAATAGTAATTAATATAACAAAATCTCAAAAATTAGCAGCAATATTTTTTTGGCTTGCCGGCTTTTCAAAAGTCAAAAAAAAACCCCGCCAAGGTATAACCAAGACGGGGTTAGATCAATCAAGCTTTAGTGATTAGCTAGAGCCCTCCTCACCAAGGAGTCCGCGTACAACAACGAGGCCATACATATCAGGTCGGACCATCTTCTTGGCGTACCGAGTCATGACACCCTTGCGGGGCACGAAATCCTCAGTACCGAAGATTGTCGGAGTGACCTGTAGAGGCACATACGGAGCGTACACAAAACCACTTTCCAGGAAGCTGCCACCCTTACGGCCGACAAGAACAAGGTTTCTCGGGAAGTAAGGATCAACCCAAACATCCCACTTGCGTGACATACTGCCAACATTGACAGCACCAACGGATCCCTTATCAGCATCATGCGTGACACTAGCACGGAAACCAGAAGTGAACTCAAGGATGTTAGCAACTTCAGGTGACGTCACCAGGAAGTTAGCTCCACCGCGAAGAGTCTTTCTGTGGATCTGAGCTGACACGTCGTTAATGGTCTCGACGAGAGTCTCGTACCACTCGCTTACCGTACCGGTGAAGTCCGGAGCCGCGGCGGATGCACCGAGTTCAGCACCAGTCTGCTTGTTAACAAACAAGCCTGGAGCACGTGACCAGTAATACGTAGATGCCTTCGCGCCTGTGACGAGGTCGTTGAGAATCTCACGATCAATTTCTAGAGCAATTTGCTCTGAGAGAATCTGAGTAAGTTCAACTTCCGCATCAAGGTTATGATAGGCATTAAGATCCTGGCCAAGCTCAGGCGACCACTTGGCCTTGAGTTTCTTGGTCTGCGCAGTAACAGCGATACTATCAACCTTGATATCGATTTCGCCAATGGTATCTTTATTAGTGTTATCACCGAAATTACCAGTGCCAGGAGTCGGTTCTTCGAGAGGCCACGGTGTCCCGGGCGTCACAGAACCAATAGCGTCTCCGCCGGCGAAACTGTCAGAAACAGGATAGTGGAAAGTTGCCCCAGCATCGATGGTGTTGTTTGAACTCGCCGCACCCTGAAGATACATGGTAAGATGTTGAGCTTTCGAACCGTCAACGACGTTTCCTGCAGCGTTAAGATAGCCCAAATGAGTCAGGCGACGAATAACGTTTAGTTCGCCGGCGGCGTCATTTAATTTAGACATGTCGTCATCTGTTAAATTGCACATTGCTAGCGCATCTAGATTAAGATCTGCCATCTTTGCCGCGGCTAGCTTCACAACAACAGTAAACACCTCCAAAGTCGATGTCAAATTCAAAACATCAGGATCATAGCGAAGCTGTTTTTTCTGACCTGGAGTCAAAGCGCTAATAGCAACCGGTGTAACACCAAGAGGCGCGTTGAGGCCCGTCAGGCCTCCATCGCCGATTTGATCGTCTGTGACGTCGCCAATTGCGCCGGCGCCGTCGCCGAGTGCAACTGTACCAGTCGCATGCGAATAAGCGTTCGCAAGGTTGTAGAAACCGCCGCCGGCTTCGGTGATATCAGAAACACCACCAGTGATCTGCGCAGCAACCACACCACCACCATAAATGGAATCCGAAGCGTCCACTCCAAGACGGTTACTTTCGTAGGTAAAGTCCAGGAAGAAGATGAGACCAGACGGAAGGCTCATAGGCTGAACCGACACGAGGTCATTCGCAAGTAGTCCACCGAATACACGACGGACAATGGGGAACGCCACGGAAGCGAAACCCTCAACATCACCAGCTGCCATGGATGAAGCTTCTTTTAGAAGCTGCGAGGCCTGGTTCTCTAATAGACGGGCCATACCCTGTCTTTTGCTATCGTTTTCGATACCCTCAAGAAGTCCGGTAGCTTCCCACTTGTCAAGTAAAGCAGCACCCTCTCTTTGAAGGGATCTTTCAACGATGCCTTCAGTTAGTTTTTTTAAAACAGACATTTTTTAAATCTCCTTATAATATATTGTTTATTTTTTGTCTATTCCCGCAAGGAATTTCCAACGATCTAACGTTGGACTACTTTTTTGCCTTCTAGAACTTTGTTTTCTAGCTGACAAGATCATCGAAGAAGATTTTTCAACTGCCTCGCTCAGTGATTTTGGCCGCGATTTGCGAGAGGTGCTGCCCACTGTGCTCTCAAGGGTCTCAAATATTACTCTTGCTTCTTCAATAGTTTCGGCATTTGACACAGCTTCGACAAGTTTGTTCTTTTGTCGCTCATTCAGGGAGTTACTGGTCAAGGCCTTGTTCTGGTATAATAATTTTGCATTTGTTAAATTAGATTCTTTTAGTTTTTCTTGTAAAATTGTAATAACATCTTTTGATTTTAACAGCTGACTTTTCGATTCTTTGAAAATCTTTTCATATTTTTTGTTTTTAAGATTTAAGCTCTCGTTAACGTTTTCTAGTTTTTTAACCGCCTTTCTCTTGGCTGCATTCGCTTCCCTAACTTTTGAATCCTGTTCAATGGCTAAAATTTCTTCTTCTGCTAACTCCACCAAAGATTGTGGCGATCCAGCCCAGCCAGTCTTCTGGGGCCCAGGGAGGTCGACCACTAATTGTTCTGCAATTTTTTCAATTAGATCTTCGTCCAAATCAACGTTTTCATCGAGATCTTCGTCCAAATCTTCATCGAGATCTTCGTCCAAATCTTCTTCTAATGCCTCTTCTAGCTCTTTTTCATCTAGTTCCGCCAGATTGTGCTCATACAATTCTGATATGTTATGCGAATCTCCTCCAAATCTAAAGCTTTCGTTAAGAGCTGATAATTCTTCCATCAGTTTGTCTAAAGGAATTTCAATCTCATCTTCATGCTTCGAAGTAGCAGCTAGAGGGATATGCTCTAAAATAGAGGGTTTGTCAACCGCAGTGATATCGGCGTCTGGTGGAACGGCCATTGGATCTGCTGCCATTGGATCAGCCATTGGATCTGCCATTGGATCTGCTGGCATGTCAGATTCGGGCGCGGCCATGAGCGGCGACGCTGCAGGATCATCCTGTTCAAGAAGGCTTTCCACTGCATCTCTAATTTGGTTTGAATACTTTTCTAACACTAAGGTTTCTGCATTTTTAACAGCAGCCTTCTTTAAAGCTTCTGCGTCTATTATAGCTTGTTCTAACATGTCAGACATTTATTAACTCCTAGGAAAATAATTATTCATAATAAATAGTAGTTTAGTCTTTAAATGGCTGTTTTTTGAATTTATCATAATTGGTGCTTCTATTTTTTGCTTAATTGATCTTCTAAACTTTTCACTTTTTCTGTTAATTCTTGGACTGCTTTGACAAGAACTGGGATAAGCTGTGTGTTGGCAACTCCCATCATAGTTGTCATATGTCCGTCTGGTTCGACCACAGCAGGAGGGTATACTTCTTCTAGTTCTTGTGCAATGAAACCAGTCTTTGTAATGCCGTTCTTTTTCAGCTCAAAATCGCGCACTCTAATATCTTCAACAATTTCGAGGCCGGAAAAAGAAACATCACGAATGTTATCTTTAAGTCTTTCGTCAGAAGGATCAGTTAAAGCAAAAGTACCATTAGTATTAGCAATATAGCCAATTGGAGTGTTCGCGCCACTGCCTCCGTCGTAATCACCATCATAACATGTGACATAATAAGTGGTGCCACTACCATCATTGGCTCCGCCGGCTATCATAATACCATGATAAGATTGATTATTACCACCCGGTGCATTGTTTGAAAAACTTGCGACGGCGCCGCTGAGATGTGCACCAAATACAGACAACGTTCTACCCGGGGCGCTGTCGCCAATTCCAACGTATCCGCTATTAAACAAAGCAGCATAGTTGTTATCTGCTCCGGTGGCGGTCACGGCCAAGCCAATGTTGGTCAATGTTCCTTGAGTATTTGCAGAATCAACAGATATCAGTTGACCAGTCATGGTAACTACGGCGTCGGCGTGGTTTGTGGCGGCATCATACATATGCATAAACGATCCGGTGTATGCTGAGCCCACGTCGGCAGCTGTAACCCCGGTCTTATCAAAATCAAGATACATTGAAATTGGATTGACAGCTGACGTTGCACTATCATTGTGATCAAGGGATATAAGGTTGGCCGGTCTAAGGATGTTTGTGGTGGAGATGGATACAGCATGCTCATCGACGTCGGTATGAGTGACGGCAACACTTGCTGCTCCAGCAGAGGCGCCGGCGTCGACGGTGACTTTTCCGTCAACATCCAGGTGACCATTGATCTCCGCGCTAGCGGCTGTTACTTTGTCATTGAATATTGCTGCGCCTGCTTCTGACATGTCAAGAGTGAGGGCGGTGATGGCTGTTCCTGCATCATTACCTTTGAAAACGATATCTTGGTTCGATGGTCCTGCAGAAAACATAAGGCCGGCGCCGGCTTGCGAAGCAGATATATGTAGCCTAGTACTATCATTGTATATAGTACCAATGGTCCCGGCATCGCCTGAAGTGCCATCTTTAAAAATGAGTGAACCACCGTCAGCATCGAGTATGATGTTGCCAGCAGCATCAAGGGTTAGATTCCCGCTCTCACCAGTTGCCAAAGTTGTGTGGCTAGCATCTGCAACGGTCATTTTTGCATAACTAGCCGGGTCATATGACCACTGTTGTTGAGAACCAGTCGACAGCACGTGCAACTTCGTCGCGCTGGGGCCAAACTGGGGCTCAATTCCTATGCCAACTGTTCTTGCTGATGCACTTATGTGTAGTGTATTTTCATTAAATCTTATATTATTGGGAACGGCGATGTCGCGAGCATTAATGGTAACTGTATCACTTGCAGCATCGCCAAGAGTTGTTGAGTTAGCTGAAACAACAAAATCTGTCACCTTGGCGTTTAATGTGCCTGTAACCAGGAGATCTCCAGTTACTGCAGCTCCGCCTCCAAACGTCACCAAAGACCCAGTTGCTGCATTGATGTTATTTACGTACAGTGTGCTCATATTTGTTTTCCTCTATATAAGTATATTTAAGCGTCAGAAATGTCTTTAATTTTTATATTGCTGCCAGCGGTTACCGTCAATGATTTGGTGTTAGACACAGTTATCGGCCCATATATAAGAGAATTAGTATTCGCCAAAGTAGATACGTCTGTTACTATTGTATGAAGATTAGAGACAAACGGAACATTAAGAACAGTGTCTATCGAGAGACTGGTGGCGCCAACTGAACCAGATATTGCTGAAGTTATTAACGGCACTACTCTTCCACCTCCTCTAAGACAAATTTATACAACTTATCAGTTTTGTTATTGCGTATTGATAAATAGTCTTCTTCCTCGACAAGAGTCCAATCACCTCTGTCATTTCTAAGATGTAAGTCGCCCAAGTGAGCCACGGCCCAGCGTTTTGATGCAGAGCCTAAATCGTATACGTTGTCGACATTTGGAATAAGACCGCCGGCTGCATCAACGACAACATTTGAGCCTGAAAGGACTAGTCCGTTAGTAGAGCCTGAAATATGCATCCAGTCTGGTGTGTCTTCATATGTGATAAAGCATTCAGCATCTGCATTTGACCCCCACCCCAATATAGCGTTCTCGACCAAGCGCACATGGCCGGCCTCGTCAATCCTGTGGACCCAGTTGCCGGCGCCGTTAAGAATATATCGATAGTAGGTGCTGCCGGCTTGATCTTTGTCCAGCTTTAGACTAATATTCCGATCAGATGTGATGGTGAACGAGGCGCCTTCGGGCCCAACGATATCGCTTCCAATTTTTAAATCTGTGACTCCACCAGCAAGACTTGATCCTCCTTTGAGATATCCATCAACGACGACATTCGAGCCCGACAGTGCAAGGCCCTGCAAAGTTCCAGTTATATGCATGAAATCACTAGTACTAGCATTACCGCTGAATATACTACCTGCCAGTAAATAATCACCAGTCTCTACGAGCGCATGCACCGTGGCGCCGGCGCTGTTGCGCACTACGACACCTGTGGTGCTCTCATCGTCATCGCTATCAACGACAAAAATAACATTTCTATCTGAAGCTATGTTTAAATCTGAATCAGCTTTGGGCCTAATTATGCCGTCGAAAACAATCGCGGATCCGGATAAAACCAGGCCTCCGTCTGACCCTGATATATGCAAGAAGTTGCTAACTGGGTCATGGACGACCTGGGGGCCGCCGCTAGTTAAACCAAAAGTAAGGTTCTTGCCATCATCTATGTTTATACCGTAATTTGAGTGGATAATACCATCAGAGCCGGAGATGAACATTGCAGACCCACCACCCAGGCTCCCGGTAGACCTGACGAGAAAATCTATGTCTACGGCGTCAGTATTAATTTGGACTTGGTCTGCGATAGCGGTTTCCCACAAAGTTAACATAGCTGCCGGCGAACTCTCGTTCGAGGTACCAGCAGTAAATTGAATTTTGTCACTTGTAAACTCGATCTTTGTATCGTCATCGCCATTGTGATAGATATATCGATCGACTCCTACATCGCCGGCGACGTCTAGAGTATAATCTGGAGTAATTGTGCCAATGCCGACGTTGCCTTCAGGCATAAGACATACGTGACTAAGATTAGAGCCACCGCCGACAGTTGTAATATCAAGTTGTCCGTCAGTGTCTACTGCGAATGTAGCATAATCTACGGCATCAGTATTTGTTATTCTAAACTGTGGTTCCGTACTAGATAACAGTTCTAGTGGATTATCTGGGCTATCCGTTCCGATGCCGACGTTGCCGCTATCGAGGATTCTCATGTGCTCAGTCGAAGTCGTATCGTCGTCTTCGTCAATAACGGATGTACCGAACACAAGGTCACCACCTTTATCGCCGGCGCCATGAGCTTCTGCAGCGTACGCAGCAATAAATACAGAAGCTTCTGTAATCGTGCTAGGCACATTGCCGTCTGTTGAATCAAAGCCGATGCCGCCGAGCAAATCAGTGTCTGCAGTTGAACTATCCGCACGAACGATCATTAAGCCATCGTCGCCGTCTGCGCCAGTATGATCGACCTGCAGTTTGTTTGAAGGAGACCCCGTTCCGATGCCGACTTTGCCATCATTTTTGATGGTCATGCGGGTCGCGACCGTATCACTGCCATTCGGTGTGGTCTGGAATTCAATTCGACCGGGCATGTCAGTGGCATCATCGTTGGGGGTGCCGTCAACAAGCGCTCTAATAGAGGCAGCATTTTCATAATTTGTGCCATCATGACCTAAGAAATGGAGGGCGCCCACCACCTCGTCGTCAGCGACGACTGTTTCTGATCCCTTGCTTCCGCCAGATTTCAAAAAGCCTATAGAAGAGTGGTAACTATCAGTATTTGAATTAGTTTCTAACACTGCAAGTGCGCCGGCGCTATAAGCGTCACCATCACTACGTAGCGTTAGTAAATCGGAATACGGGCCAGTAACTGTGGCCCCGAAAACGCCGGTTTCTGAACCGGGTCCGATACAGAGCCTCCCAAATGCGCTATTATGATCATAAGTAAAATTATCAGAACCGCTCATCCTAATAGCCAAATCAGATGAACCACTAATAAACAGCACGTGTTTATCAGCACTACCAGTTAAATGAAATGTCTCGTCACCTGATATACTACCAAGAATTATTGAAGCAATTGTATCTTCATAAGCTAATCTGGTCCATGATCCAGCAGAGCCAGCCATGGACCCCGAATAAATAACCCAGTCATTAAGATTCCACGAAGTGTGACCATCAACTTCAGTGGTCCCTGATCCTGTAACTTGCCAATAATGCCCAATAGAAGCAGTTAAAAGAGTTGAATCATGATAGCCTCCCGGATATCCGGAATCTCCAGCATCAAAAAGATTTGTATACGGTTGGTCTGTGGCGCCAAGGAGTCCTGAACCAGTGGCTTCATTAGTAGACGCATTCCAAAAGCCTTGAAACCTTGCTGCTCCTAGAAATGCTATACTTCCTGATGCTGTTGCCATTCATTATTTCCTTTTTATGTTTCTTTTCCTATAATGGGGAAGCATTATGGTTGAGCATCGGTAATTCCAGAACCAGTTAAGTGTGGCATCCTGCTCGTCGGGATGTTAGTCAACTCCGCAGAAACTGTGTAGGACAAATTATCCGTCGCGGAGCTTCCAAAGGCCGCCTCGAGGGTCAAATTAGAAATAAACATTTCCTTGCATTTCACATTCATTTGTATAGACCCGTTTGCCGCCAGGGGCACGTAATGAAACCCTGCATATACTGGATTATCGTTTGCAAACGCGGCGCCGGGTGCGCCGGGAGCGGGAATCGTCGCGCTTCCGCTTTGAAAGTGGACCAAAATTATTTTTGCACTAGTGTTTATTACGTGGACTTTTTTTGTCACGTATGGAAATTGAATCATATGCACCCTGCCACTATCTAAATCTGCGGACCCGGTAATCCACGGCATGCCAGAAACTTGATATGAGCCCACATTTCTTAAACCAACCCCGTGGCCTACAGTCCGAATTGCTGAATTTGCATCTGTTGCCATTTATTTTCTCCTACCTTATATCTAGTTTTTTGTTTCTTTCTTGTTCTGCTTTTTGAGCGTTACGTTTTTTTTGAAGATTTTCTCTTCTTCTTTTGGCAGAGGGCTTTTCATAAAATCTTCTATCTAAATAGTCTTCAATAATTCTTTCTTTTTTGACCTTCTTCATAAACCTACGAATGAGTTTATTAATATCCCCTCGTGCCTCTTTTAATGTTACCTCAACGTTTACTGGTCTTTTTCTTGACATGCTCCTTTCCTTATAATAGGTGTTTCCACTTTCCATTGGCTATTTTTTCTATTTCTGTTATATCCACACCACTATCATGCGGAGAAACGCCCGATAGGGCCCCGGACTGAGGCTTTTCTTGTATCTCCTGGGCCCCATTAAAAACATTACCAACTTGGCTTGCCTCATTAAGTCTTTTTATTCTTTTTTGTCTGTCTCTTTCACGCTCGTCTTCTCTTTCTAAATTATGGGAAGGTATTTTCTTTTTCTTCTCAGTAAGTAAGGTTCCTTGAAGCCCCCTTGCTACCTCAGTAATAATGCCCGACAGAAGGCCCTCGTCGAGAATGACTTCTTTTACTGTCTGCCTTATCAAAGGTTTTAATATTTTTTTAAATTCATTAGTTTTCATTTTAATCTCTCAGTATCGAGTCAATCAGATTATCAATTTTATTTTCTTTTTCTTCTTTTATATACATTTTAATTGTTTGATCCATATTAATATTAGGCTCTTTTGTTGGGGATAAATATGCATTGGGGGTGGAGGGCTCTGAAACCATGTCAAAACATATCAACTGGAAGTCGTCTTCAACAATTGTTTTTCCTTTTTCGCTTTTAACCGATCCCAAACCACGAGATGAGATACCCAGCTTCACATTAGATCTTACCAGCTCTTTAAGAATTTTGCCGGAAGGCGTATCTAATACTTCAAATTTGCCCATCACACTTTCACCATCCCACCACATTTTTGTAGCTAGATGCGAAGCATTTTTGAGATTGATCACCGAGTCGTCAGGATGATCTAACTCGCCCAGCGATCGTCGTTCACCAATCGCCTTTTGATAATTTTCCACTTCTCTTTGCAGGGTCTCTTTACGATACACTCGTCCATTGCCATTTTTGACACCAGCGCGTTGACATATACCCACCAAGTAAACTGCCCCATCCATAACTTTTCTTTTTTCAGATTCTGTTAGGATGTGCACGGGGCATCTACCTTCGGGACATAATTCAATATATTCCTGAAGAAGCTGTTTGGACATTACTCTGTACCTTTTTTGCTCCCAGGGTTAACTTTACCTACTTTTTTTCCAATGACACCCTTGCCGGCGCCTGGAGGCGCCTGGTTGCCTACCTTACTAACATTTTTTACGCCAAATACGCCTGGGCCGGGGCCATGGCCCTTAGGGGCTTTAGGATTACCTTCACTCATTTTTTTTCTCCTTTTTATTAAAACAAATTATAAAGCGAGGCTCACCCTCGCATGATATAACTACCATTACAGCAGCGTCTCGTTTTTGGAATGTTACGCCGTTTCATTGTTACTCACCTCCTTGTGTATTTCTAAATTTTAAGCCGAAATCATTCAAAATCATACTTAAGAAATAACTTGTCCCGGCTGATAACCATCCCAAAAGCAAACCATTGATTAAATTGTAGTCGTAAGTAAATAGTTCTGTGAAACAATTGATACTCCACAAAAATATACCCACCCAAAAACCCGTACAAAGCGGGCAATGGAACAGTTCTCCCAGCTTGCCTTTCGATGGTCTGATCTTGTTAAATATTGACCCGTAGATTAATATGTATGTAAGGCCGTATGCACATAAAATAAAATAAAGTAATTGCACTATTCACCTATATTCTATATATGCTGCTAATACCCCAGCGCGCGAAACGTGGGGGCAGAGATCCCTTATTATCCGAATGATGTTCCTCAGGATCAAATTCAGTATATTCGTCTACCTCTGGTTCTAAGAGTTGTTTTTCCATTTCTTTCTCAAATTCATCCATATTGTCATAGAAAGGCTGTTCTTCGTCAACAAAGCCAGAAATTGCGTATAAAACAAACTGTATATTTTCTCCCTTGTCCGCCTCAGGAATAGAAGCCTCCATGGACATAAAAAGATTCCCAGCCTGTATACTTGAATAATCAATAACTCCTTTTTTAACTAAATGCTTAAATAATCTATCTTGTGAGTCGTGTACTTCATCATCCATTTCATCTTTGGGAAAGGAAACTACTTTATTCTTAGTTGTTAAAATCAAAATATCAATTTCTGGATGGTCACGAATAATAATATTGCCATCAATCGTTTTCCTAGCATTCAATAATATTTTTTCTATTATACGATTATCAATAGTTATTTTTAATTTTAAAGCCATTAGCTATTAATCTCTCTTACTAGTGTTTGTATTCTCATTACTTCTGTTATCAATTCACGATTTAGTGGCCTGGTGTTGTAAGCCCCCATTTGATCTGATATCTTCTGCAGGCCGGCCGGCGTGGATACATCGGCGCTAATTTTCTCTTTAATAACGCTTCGAAGACGGTCGACCTCTTCGTAAAAATACACTTTAAACTCTAAGCCATCGTCGTTAGGCGACATGATATACTTTTCTAAAAGTATTTTTTGTTCGTTATCGAGACTTTGTTCGTACTCTTTATTAAACTTTTCAATAAAAGTTTTTACAGCCAGATTATTAACATTGGGAAATGGTTTTTTTTCTGATGTGGGTTTTGATAACAGGTCAACTAGTTTTTTCTCCATTAAAACTTGTTTTTTAGGAGAAAGCCCCTCATTTAAAACTTGATTAACCGTGGCTATTCTTTTGTAGGTTGGAATAAAGTTCGACCATGTTTGGTGCCCTATTTCTTTGTTAATTTTGTTAATTAAATTAGTCTGTTGAGAGTATATAGATCCTCGATCGAGCGAATGAAATTGTCTCTTCGCTTCTTGGACTAGATTTATTAAAGTGTCGGGGGCCAGGCTAGAAGTATCTTCAAACGACTTATATATGTCTAAATCTTTCCTCAAGGCTCTCCCCTTAGAAAAATATTCTTTTAGCATGCTCATCAGTTTATTTTTACGAGATATATTATTAGACATTGAAGACTTGGAAAGCTCAACAATGAGCACTTCATACATAAAAGCAGTATTTCTTTTTTTATTATGATTAAACTTCATCTTTTGACTCCTCTCGGGACTTCAAAGATTCAACCAGCACCCGGATATCATGATTGTCTTGAAACAGCTTTTCTTCTTCTTCTTCATAATAATTAGAGCCCAGACCCTCTGATTCTGAAAGTTTATAAGAAATACCCGTTATTTCATCTAAATCTCTCTTACCAGGAAAAGTATCTCTTGGGCCAGCAGCATACTGGCCCCTCATAGCGAGCCGTAAAGGATTACCGGGGGATGTAGCGCCTTTTCGGCCGCCTTTGTGGTAGTATTTTTTGCCCTTGTTCTCGGTATAGGACCCCTGCCAGTCGCGCTTGGCGGGCGGCGGGGTGGCTGGTTCATCCAGGCCGGCCGGCTCTGCGGCGCCGGGGGCCGCGAGAAGCGATCCGGGCTCTTCAGGGGCCTCTTCGGGCATGTCCTCCATGGGGGCGCCTAGGTCGTCGCCGGGCCCACCGAGATCTTCTGGTGCACCTAGATCCCCCATGCCGCCGCCGGCCTCGGCCATGGCGGCCTCGCCCACCTGCTCAAGGGCAAAATCATGCTTTCTATCATAGAACATCTCTGCCTGCATTCGGGCAAACTGTTCTTCGCTAACATTGAGGATGTTCTTAGCAACCCATCGACGACTGAAATATCCTGCTGAAGCGTTATCTGCTGCTGTAAATCTAGCGCCCCAATGTTCTAATTCCTGCAGCTCGGCTAATTTAGAAGGATTGTTTAACGACAACTTAAATGATAATAAATCATTTCCTCGGTAGCCAAGAGTGAATAAGTGTACGACGGCTATTTTTTCTAATTCAGATATAACAGACCGTTGAAGGCGTTGAACTGTCCTCGCAAATCTAATATCTTTTTGTGCTAAAGTAGCCTTGTCTTCATCCGAGCCCTCGCCGCGAGAAAGATAAGACATCGGTACCTTTAACGCACTAAAAAGCTTATCTCTCAAATATTTTACGTCATCAATATCACCAGTATATTTTCCGCCGCCGACAGTTGTGATGTCTGTTCCGGAAGCCGTACCTCGAACTGGTATATAGTAGTCCTCTTCAATACTCAAGGGATTATATCTTAAATCAACGCGGCCGGTATTAACATCAACAATTTGATTTCTTTTCATTTGCGTCATAACGCGCTGCATATATTGTTCGACATCTTCCGGGGGGATGTTCCCGACGTCGATTTTAAAAACACGGCGCTCGGGTGAACGAACAATTCGATACGCCATAACGGCATCTTCAAGAAGGGTTAACTGCCTCCATATTCTTCTTGCAGGCTCTAAAATAGAAGTTCCGTAAGGGGCAAACCTATCATTTCCTAAGATTCTAAAATGACCAACCTGCCAGTTTTCCAAGGTTATACCAGCAGTATTCCACTGATATTGGATATAATTAGGATTGTTATCATCTTCTCCTTCTAGTCTTTCGATTTCGTTAGAAGGCAAGCCAATGACGTTTTTAATCCCCTCATCTTGTTCAATATCTAGATATAAAAAATAGTCACCATACTTGCACATAGAGCGAGCCCAGCCATATAAATTAAATTCTATATTAAGAATGTTATAAAACAACGTTTCTAGAACACTTTTAATTTCTTGGTTTCTGCAATTGATATTTAGTATTGTTGTGAAGAGAGAAGAGGTCGTCATCTCATCAGCATATATGTCCAAGGAAGATGCAATTTCGGGTGTATATTCCATTTGATCAAAATCGACATATCTATCCATGCGATTTTGATTGGCATAATAATCAGATTGCAAGGCACTATAGACGTCACTATATCTAGAAGTTTTAAATTCTTGTCCAGAAGCAGATCTAAACCTAGTTTTGTATTTATCTAAATATCTTCTTTTTAGCTGCCTAGTATCTTGTCTTCTATATTTGACCAAGGGGCCGGACAAAAGCTTTGTTAACTGTTTAAAAAGCGGACTCGACGGATTTCTACTGCTTTTTTTATTTATAGGTTTCGCCATATATTATCCTTTTAGCAGCCACAAAAACTCTTCATGCTGGCTTAAGTCCTTTTCTAATTTTTGATCTCTTTGTAGTTTTTCATATGATATCATACCAGGTATTGAAGTGTTTAATAGTTTATTTGTTGATGACATCGAAGACAGAAAAGCTTTATTATACTGCATTGATCTCTGGTTTGTTGCATATACTGTATCTCTAATCCAGCATGCTATAGAGCAGGCTATAATTAAATCATCGTTATGTTTTTTCATAGCTTGCGCTTTTCCGTTATGCCAAATAAATGTTTTCATTTCGTTAAACAAGCGTTTAGACTTTATATTAATTAGTTTATTTCTAACAAACTCCTCCATTTTAGCAACAATTAGCGGCCTTGTTTTCATGGTCGTAGAAAATCCTGGGACGACCCCTGAAGACTCAGCCAAGTAAGAGTCGACTTGCTCATGAGTAGATTTTCTAGAATAATAAATGTTAGAATATCCTGCCTCTTCAAGCTTATTCAATACAGCCCATCCAACAGAATTGTTTTCCACGATAATTAAAGAACTTCCGTATTCTATACCAGTTTGAAATAAAATATTTGAAAATAGGTCCACAGTGGCCTTGCCTTGATATTCTGCCACTATTTCGTTGGTTTCGATTTTAAATATCAAAAAAGTGGAATAATCTTGGCCGTCTCCGCGCGCTACGTCAGCTGTGATAAAATAAGTATTTTCAGGTCTGTACTCTTCCCAAATCCACAAATTTCTATCAAAGCCGGTTTTATATTTTGGCTCACACAAGTTAGCCTGCAAGGCCTCCATGTCCTCCGGATGGAAAACTGTTTCTCCAGACATGTTAAAGTTACACTCCAATTCCTGAGCAATTTGTCTACGAGACATATTTTTTGTTTCTTTTTCAAACCACTCTTGATCACGGTCTGGGTGTCTATCCCACTGCAGTTTTGTTAGATAGAAATCATTATTTTCAACCTCTGCATCTACACATGTTTGGTGGAACCAATTACCCACACCATTTGGTGTCGACAGGGCAATGCAGCGGCCGCCAGTGGAGAGAGTGGGATATAGGCCGGTCCACAGATCGTCTAAGCCATCGACGTGGGCTGCCTCATCAATAACTAAGAGAGACAAGGCCTCGGAGCGGCCGGCGTCTGAGCTTGTGGAAGACGCCTTTATTTGTGAACCATTCGAAAGCTCAAAAGAAGTCCTATTGTCTATTGATATTTCTGCTATTTTCATCCAAGAAGGCAAATGCCTGTGTATCGCCTTGACCTTTTTAACTAAGTTGGCTGCAGTTCCGAACTTAGTAGCTATGACAAGAACATTTTTGTCTCTATGAAACAACATCATCCAAGCAACATAGGCTGCTGTTATAGTTGAGATGCCGAGCTGCCTAGCTTTTAGTATTACGTTAAACCTATGATCATTGAAACTATGTATTAAGTCCGTCTGAAACTCATATGTTTTAAAAGGAATTAGTCCCTTCATAGGATGAGAAATTTTAGCATAATTATTTATAAAATAAGTTGGATCTTTACCAGAAGCAATGACCTCTTTTAAGATCTGGTCTTTGGTAAGATGGAAGGACATTATGCTTTTTTTGTTTTATGAGCAGAATTTTTAGGCCGACTGCCTAAACCTCCTTGGTCCAGAAATTTTTTAAAATTTCCTTCTAAATCAGGCGGACCTTCATCAAGAATATCCTTGGTCTCTCCCATTTTGCCAATCTCGTATATACATTTGGCTGTGGCCCAAACACGCACTCTGCTTGATGACTCAACCCTAACATCGATATCACCTTTCTTTTTTAAAGTAAGCGCCGTGCCTTCATTGGCTTTGTAGCGTTTCTTCAATTCACTAATAATTTTTTTCATCATGCCGGCAATTTCAGATTCTAAGTTTTGTGCATAAACTTCTTTTAATTTAAGGTCTGTATGGTAAGATAGTATTAAAGTTTTTCCAGAAATACCAATATTAAAACCATCCATTACCCTGGAGCTGTAAACCGGATGACCCTGCTGTCTTTTCATTCCAAAGTCATATGGTTTTCCATCTTCTGTTAAGGCGCCGTCATATCCGATATCGGCCGCGGCCTGTGATATCCCTCTAATAATTTCAAATACTTTTTGTGACATTTTCTGGTCTCCATCCTTTTAACCAGCGCTCTTCGCGGGCTTCTATATACTGTATATAACATTTTTCACAGCAATCAAACTTTAATATATAAATTTCATCATTTATTTTTCTCACTACGTTATAACACACTGAACAATTAATTTTTCTCTCTTTATTAAGTAGTTTTTTTGTTATTAAAACACCGTTAACATTTTCTGGTTCCGTGTAGGCTTCGCGTTCTTTCTGTTTTTCAACAAATATATTTAGTTGTTCAAGGTACGATTTTTCTTTTTTTGGGCCCCAGAGCGAAGCAGGGTTTTGTATTGCTTCTTCGCCATATTTCTTTTTAATCGCCTTTTCTAAACCAGCAATATAATTCAAGTCCCTTTTTTTCATTTCGCAACTTCAACGCTAGCGTAAAACGCTGCAACAGATAAAATAATACCGATAGCAACACCGCCGAGAACCCACCACTCAGCATAATCGTTCCCCATCTCTTCTTTTAAAAGCAAGTTTAAATCATTAATCTGTTGATCTCTTAGCAAGGTGATTTCTTTATGAATCTTCTGTAGGGAGTCGTGCTCTACTTTAAGAAGATCAAAAGCCAACCTCTTGTTCGCTAATTCTTGTTGGAACTCTTTTCTCAGCTCAAGCTCTATTTCTGATCTTAAATATCTTTGATCTACAATCATTTTCGATGCGGCGATTGGATCCAGTAAAACACCAGCATAAGGCGCCTCTTCATTCAACGAAATAGAAGTAACTTTGCCTTCAAGTTCTTCTGCGTTTGCTTCGAGTGGAACCAGAATAATTAAAGCCGATATAAAGCATGCTAATATTTTTTTAAACATATATTACCTGTTTTTTTTAAGAAATTCCGCGCTAAGAATTCTAGCTATCTCCTCTGCTAGCTTGTCTGGACTATCTTTGTTTTCTTCAATCGTAGCAACAAGCTCTTTTTGTTTTTCTTCTTCGAGTTCTTCTACCTTAACATCGTGTTCTTCTTCTATCTTCTCTATTTCTTTGATGTGTTCCGTGAAGATCTCAGTTTTTTTCTTATCGGATTCTTCAGTTGTTTCTTTAATAATTTGTATTTCTTTTTCATAGTTTTCCTTCTGTTTATCAAGTAAGCCAAATATTTTTTTTCTTGAACTTGCTCCAGCACCTATTGAAAATATTAATAATACTATTATAACAGGCCAATACCAATAATGTTTAAGCCATGTCCATACTTTTTTCCAGAAAACTTTAGTAAACATTGTTCAAGACCTTTTTTACAATTCACCTTTGGCTCTTGCTAGATCTTCGTCTGCATACGGTGACCGCCCTTGTCCGGAGCCCAGACGACGTATGCGGTCACGAAATTCTTTTTTTGGATCTGTTTGTAAAGGCAATTCTTGCTGCTTATACAACTGATCGGTTATTCTTAGTTCCTGGAACCGAGCAGCTATCTCAGTAATATGCTTTAGAAACGGTTCAAGATTTTCAATACCGGGTGTTTCTGGCCAATATTCTATTTGTATTGAACTATAGGGCTCCGTCATAATATTAACCCGCTTGAGGCCCTGGGTCTTGCCAAGACCAGTGCTTTCAAGAACTTGATGGACTCTCTTTTCCAGGTCGACCTCCTCTCCGAAGCTCCTTTGGGTCATGGCTGGTGGTTGAATTTGTATTGTCGCATTAAAATGTAGTTCACCTCCCTCCGCATCAATATCATAATCTACTATAGGCAGGCCTCGGCCCCAGCGATGCTGAGAACTTTGACCAGAGTTAAGGCTATATTTTTCAATTAATTCTTCTGCTTTCTCAGAATCGACAGCCCATTGTTCTTTAGGAGCCTGATCGTACGCCTCCTGGTCGAAGCGGTGCCGGAGAATCTCTTCTGGGCTTTCTTCTGCTTCGTTAATATATTTTCGCCAACCTTCAAACAGCAGCTTCATTTTAGTTCCCATGTTTCCACCTCGCTGCAATATCAACTAACGCTTCTGAACCAATATAGCACAAAGTGACTGCCACCCAGTCCTCGCTTGTTAAAGAACTAGTTGCAACCAGCCAAGTTGCTGTGACCCATGCTAAAAATTTACGGGATATAAATCGATTTAAATGTTTGTCTAACCATGCTGTTACTCTTGCCATCATTAAAGCCTCCTATTATAATAAATAGTTCACTCATTTACATATGCCCTACCTTCATTTTTCTCAATTAAAATTTGTTGGTCGACAATGTCTTTTAATGAATCCAAATGGGAGATCAACATTACAGTTTTAAACTGAGATTTAATCATATCAAGTATACGAATGAAACCCTCCATGTTTTCAGCGTCCAGGGCAGTGCCAGGCTCGTCAAGAATAAAGATGTCACCCTTTGGAAGGGTGGAAACATTCAGAAGAGCCAAGCGTATAGCCATGGCAGTGATTGTCTTCTCTGCTCCGGAGCCCATTTCAATAGGACGCGCGTCGTGCCTGGGGTGTTTAAGCAAAATATCGAGCTTCTTTTCGTCATTCTCAAAAAACACCTCAAAATCAACGATGTTTGTTAAAATTTTGGAGATCTCATCATTAATAACCGGCAATCGTTTTTTTATAATGTCATAAGAAATACCATTTGGGTGCATGCATCGCATGAAAAGATCTGCTGCCGTAAATTCTTCTTGTAAATTACAAAAATCTTGCTTCTGGCTAATTAATTCTTTGTTCTTTTGTTCTAAGCGGCCGACAGACCTGTAAAGCTCCATTAATTCTTGCTTAAAATCTTGATCTTTGATTTCCAGAGAGTCGATCTTCTCTTGCAGGCCTTCTTTTTTGAGCGCTAGAACATCTAAATTCTCAATCGCTTCTTTGTTTTGCTCATAAAGCTGTTCTTTTTCTTTAAAGCTTTCTAGTATATTTTTAACCTGCATTAAGCGAATTTTATCTCTCTCTATCTGTAGTTTAAGGCCGGATATTTGAGAGCTTTTTGATATCTTTTTATCCTGAATCATATAGAATTTTTCAGTATATTCGTTAAGTTTTGCAGGGTTCAGTTCTTCCAATTTCTTAGCGACCGTTTTCTTGTTCAAAGTTAGCTGGTTCATGCCAATTTTAACTCGATTAACGTCGTCTATTGCAACCCTGGCGTCAGCAACAAAATGACACTTATCTCTCAATTTAAATGTGCATGGAACTTTTTTAAGTAAATCAATCTTATTATTTATGGTTTCTTTTTGCATTTCAAAGGTTTCAATATCTGCCTCAATTCGTTCAAGCCTTTGTTTATATTCATCTGCAGTTTGTTTTTGATCATTAATGTCTTCAATATTAAAACCATCGATGAAGTTTTCAATCTTCTGTAAAAATGCCTCTTCACTGTTTAACACCTCTTGCTTTTTCTCAATATTAACTTCGATAATTGAAGTTTCCTGCTTGAGTTTTTTAATCTTTTTAATTACTTGGCCTATATCAATAACTTCTTCTGGAATAGAATTTAGTTGTTGCTCTGCTTCGTGCAGTTTTTGCTGGGCTCGTTGCATTTCGGTTTTAGACTCTTCTTGTCTTCTTTGTTTGAACATCAGCTCTGTCTCGACGCGTGCAAGTTCTGCGTTTGAGTCTTTAATTTCTAAATCATAGTCTCGATCAGATAATTTTTTTATTGCCCCTTTCAAGTCAGAAGAATCTTCCTTCACTAACTTAAATTTTTGATCAAAAATCTCTAAATCTAGAAACTTAGCAAGAATCTCCTTTCTCCTCGTGGAACCCTCGTTAAGGTACGAGAGGGAATCTAGCTGACTAGCCATAGATGTTGTCAAAAAATCGTCAATAGTACCAAAAATTTTACGAATGTTCTTGTCTGTTTCTATTCTAGTGATACCGTTTAAAGAAGTTTCTATTCCGCTGGCGCTATCGTGAACGAAGAACTCAACATCAGTCTTGGCTTCTTCTGTCACCTTGCCTTTTACTTTCTTATTATATTTTTTGCTAACACGCTCAATCTTGTATGTTTTTGTACCAATGTCTATCTCAACATAGCCACGACATTCATCTTCATTTTGGTTAATTAGATTTAGATTCTTTCTATTATTCTTGGATGTTGTGTTAAACATCGTATATAACAAACTATCGATAATACTAGACTTACCAGAGAAATTTTTGCCCAAGATACCTACAACTCCACTTAGGTTTATAAACCCGATTGAGTTTGATTCTCCGTAATTAAAGAGATTATCCCACTCTAGCTTTTTTAACCTCCAGTTAATATTCCTTCTAATTTCTTCTTCTTTTTCAACAAGAGAGTTATACTTCTTGTTCATCTCAAAAATATTTTTTAAAGTCTTGTCAGATGGCTGATAATCACTCAAGTATTCTTCAATAAACTCTTCTTGAACTGCAACATCTCGCAAGTCCTCCTGAATCAGATTAGTGGTTAGTTCCTCTACATTGCCGCGATCACCTGCAGATCTGCTCAGGTACGTTACCACCTCTGGCTCAAAACGCACCTTAGCAACGTCAATAGCTCGACGCACTACATCCAAAGGCAAGTTATTCTCAGAAATAAGACGCAATCTAGCGCTTTTTTGCACTTTGAGCTTATTAGGAAGCCTTCCCTTGGGGGTTAGTTTGATCGTGACAAAAGGTTTAGGATTTAACAAAGTATGGTGTGCACAAGTAAATGAGTCTTTACTCTCAATATTCCAAATCAGAAAACCCTTGTCGTTTGTTTCCCCGTGGTTCTGTTGTACCGTGGAGCCCGGATAACGAATTTTTCCCGCTTTGTCGAGGGCTTGATTGGTTTTGTGTATATCACCAAGAAAACCATAGTCAAAATTATTAAAAATGTTAATATCATCTTCGCCGTGGTCCATTGTCCAGCCAGTATCGGTTTTTACTCCACTAATAGAGCCGTGATACAAAGCAATATTAATTCTGTTTGTGTCGGTGGGAGGTTGCCAATTTTCTCTATCAAAAACTGATAAAATATTGATGGTATAATTGTCATCTAAAATTTCCTCTCCAGACTCTTTAAGTAAGCATAATGCTGGATGATTTAGCGCGTTAACTATTGGTGAAAGTGCATCTTGGCGACTTGAATTTCTTAAATTACCATCATGATTACCAAGAATTATATAAGTCGGTGCAATGTCTGCCAAATTCTTAAAGAAACCTGAGCACATGTCTATAAACTCAGGACTTATTTGAGTCTTTGTATGTGCTATATCTCCACAATGAATGATATAATCTGGTTTTTCTTGTTCGAGCTTTTTATAAAGCTGTAAAAAGACTTCACGGTATTCTTTATGATATTTCAAATTACGAATATGTGTATCTGCTATGTGAGCAAATTTCATATAGACTCCTGATATTATAAAAATATAATAACAAAACTAAAAAAATAAATTTTTATATATTCATAATTTTGTCTGTGATATAACTTTCAGTAGTTATTCTTTTTGATCTTAATTTTAACTCTTCGAACTCTTGACTTGTCATTTCGCCAACATCTTCATAATTTGTAGTTCGTATGTCAACAGCATAAAGTTCGATATCATACTTGAGAAAAAGTTCAATTAATTTCTGTATTTTTTTATTTGCATCGGAATCCAATGCCAAATAAACGGTAGTATCATTCTTAACTATCTCTGATAACAAAATAGAATTTTCTAACAAAGTCGAGCCAAGTAGTGGTACGGAATTTAAACCCGACTTTACGGCGTCAAACACCCCCTCTACAAGAACAATAGGTTTTAAAAAATCAAGATACAAATGATTGAAAATAATATTGTTCTTAGTTGGTGGGTTATAATATCTTTTCCAGTCGTTAGTGTAGCTTCTAGCTACAAAATAATTTAAATTTCCATTTAAATCAAAAGAAGGAAAAATAACCCTATTTTCATAAACACCTGTGCTGCAATAGCCAATCTTCCATTTTACAATGTCCTCTCTAGTCAACCCACGAGACTTTAAATAATTTATTGGATATGTAGAAGTTTTTGGTAACGATTTATTTGCCAAAGAAATAAACTCTTCAGGAAGGGTTAGGTCCCCTTCTTCATGATCATCTGACTCGCCAAATAGTTTTTCTGAAAAATTTTCTATTTCTATATGCTGAGTTAGTCTAGCCCATTTTTTCTTGTTTGCATATGTGCCATGCTTCTTAATTAATCTATAGAGATTTCTTCCAGAAAAATCGCATACCCAACACTTAAAGACGTTTTTATCAATATTAATTGACAGCTTCTTTTTATGATGCTCACACTTGGGACAGAAGAATAACAGCTGGTCTCGGCCTTCTCTATAAAAGGCGCCCAAAGTATCAATTAAAATACCTATTTTTTCTTTGTTTGACATTGCAACCGGCCGGCGTTAGCAATTACCCAACTGTCAGCCATGTCGTAACACCGCGGCTTTGGATTTCCATGCTTAGTATACTCTATAGGTACATTTGACACATTGTCAACCACATATTGTATAACAACTTGCTTTGCTTTGCAGCCCTTTGGTATTGTAATCCCGCATTTCTTTCTTGCAGAAGTAGCAGCAATATATTCTGGCTCCAATTTAAATATTGAATAACAAAGCCACGAAACGATACCATTAAAACGAGAAAGGACAGAGAGCGTCTTAGCTGAAGAGAAGCCACTTCGAAAACTCTGCAGAGACTGTTCTATATAAACAGCAGTTATATGAAAACGATCTTCTATTTCCAATATTTTATCTTTAATAAATTGCCCTTTACCGAACAAAGAAGGGAAATGCTTTTTATTGCGCATATCCCAAGCTTCACAGAATATTATTTCCCCGTCTTCATTCAAAATTGTGGCGCCAGTTATACTGGTACTAATATCTAAGCCTAGAATCATATAGTAATTATACTATATATCCAACTTGAGTTTAAACGTATAGCTTCTTTCTTCTAGTTTTCTTACGGGGTTCGCAAGAGCGGCGATGGCAATTAAATTCTTGTCTTTATCATATATACCAACTTTTGTTATATAAGTAACTGGCTTAAAAGTAGCTTCATGATTTTTATAGCTACTTGTGATTATATTCTTTATTGTCGATTGTGTATCTTCATGATATATGTCGGGTGAGACATAAGAGTTCAATGACGAAGTCAAAAAAGTAGGATTACATGAAAAATTAAGTTGATTTTCTCTTGCATGAGCAAACATTGTAATAGTTTCAACATAATTTACCCCCTCAAAGGACAGCCGGTAGCTTGTAGAGGGCACAGAATTAAAAGAGGAAGTATTAGCAAAGTAATGCCAAGATGCGCTATGATAGGTGGCGTCTGAAGGCTCATATTGCTCTTTGTGAGAATCAATACCCTTACTAGAAGTAATAAAAAGGAAGCCTTCATTATACAAAGCCACGCCGATGACCTCTCCGACTTCAGATCCAGATGTTTGAATCAGATTACCATTCCTACCAATGTCCGAAGCCTCAGCTATTAAGGTACCAGTAACATAATATTTTAAAACAATACTGCCTTTTTTAATACTCGATCCATAGAAAATAGAAGGTATGTTTACTAGGTTTAATGGCTGTCGTTCTTTATCGCCTAGGCTAGAAGAATAGGCATAATGAGGACTTAGAACAGTATAATAATTGAGGGTATTCCTCAAGGCATAAAGTCTATTTCGCTTATCTATTGTTAAGGTGCTTCCGTATCTACTATTCGATATACTGGAAGTCATAGGATAAGATCCATATATCTTATCACCATAATTAAAATCTAAATTAAATGCGTCTGTTGAAATGGTCTTCATATTAAAGAAAGAACCACCCTTGCTAACAAACGGCTTTATTAGTTGAGAACCACCAGCATCAAAAGAGAGACGGTTAACGTTTAAATCATGTAAACTAACATATCCAGACGGTATATCAGGATTCTCTTTGTTTTGATTTTCGTTGTTAAGATATATTGAACCTGTATAAATAAAAAAATCAACCTTTGGGTAGGTTTTTATTCTATTATGAAAAACATCATCTTTTTTAAACTCAAAAAAGTTTCCGTATACTGGCTTATTTGAGGGCATACTATTACCTCTTAGTAATCTAGTCTAACCCTCAAAGTTAACTCCGTGTTTGGATCCTTTCTGATCGGTTCCGATAATTTAGCAACTGCCATCAATTCATTGTCAGGTGAGTATAGGCCTACTGTTGTAATATAACTAATTGGTAAATCTGATGGTTGGTTTTTGGTGACCAGCTTGCTTCCAGACAAATAAGTAGGATTAGAACTATAGTTAAATTCGTTATGATTGACTCGACAGAAGTATATAGTTGAATTTAATTCAATAGTGTTGTTAAAACTAATATTATCAATCCTGTATCTTAGGCCATCTCCTAACTGGTCGATTGTGTGGTTTAAAGTAGCAGCAGACACAGTTCCAGTATTTTCAGTTGGGCCCCCTTCGTATCCAAACTCTACGATGTTGGTTGAATCGACGCCAAGGAATGGGCGAGGCCCTGCTTGAAAAATTGATGATGTCAAGACAGCAATGCCGGCTTGGTAGAAAACTAGGCCAACACTGTCAGGCCCAGCAGTGTTTCCAGAGCCTGTAAATAGTAGTCCATAATCTCCGGCTGGTGAGATTCTGTATTCGTTTGAAGAGGCATAATCGCCTATTGTTACGTTGTTTGTCCTGCCAGTGTAAGCGGATTCAGGCGCGCCTCCGACCTGACCTATTCCGACCGTGCCCGAATTATATAAATTAAGCCTAAACGTATTTTTCTTTATTTCGTCTTTTGTAAGCAGTCTAGAGAAGTTAACGAAAAAACATTGATCCATCCGTCCAGGCGCCTCGGTACTGGTTGCATCGTCAAGCTCACCGTCTGAATCAAAATTTCGAATTGCGCCGGTAACATTGTATCCCATTAAAACTTGGGCCATTTGATTATAAATATTTAATTTTTTAGCGTTTTGTGTTGCGGAAGATTGGCTCGCGTGAGAGCTATGACCATAAGATATATCAAATATATGATTTGCAGAAGAGCTTAAATACGGATAATCATAAATGTTTTGAAAAATACCATGAGAAAAAGTTTTAATGTTGTTATCATTATATGTTCCAGAAGAGATAGTACCGGTTATTGGTATTGATTCGTGTAGTAGCGTCCTTGTATTTTTTACGTCGTCACCTAAAAGTTGTTTAAATGATTTAGCCATAATTTATTACCTTTTGTTTTAATTATACTGCTTTATAAAGCTAACTTTATAAAACGTATTGGAATGTCTAATCTGTATCCCGTGTTTGCTCCGATGACACGGACTGTGCTATCAATATAATATATTTTTTTGCCGTCAACAAGACCATCGTCAGTAGCGAAGCCTCCGATATTGCCTGCGGTGTCACAATCGCTAGTGGCTCCCATCTGGTTATACAAGTAGGTGGACTGTCTTAGCTCCTGGGATGCATGTATTCTAAAATGTAAAGTATTGCCCCGGGGCCCAGCAAAAACCTGTGGGTTCTGTTGAGTACTAAGTTCTGTTAAACTAAGGCCGCCGGCGTTTGTGTTTTTTGGAATAGCACCATTTGGTTTAGGATTAATAAAGGAACCGGCGCCGCCGACACTAGTCAAATAATAAGTTGCTTGATTATCGTCGTCAATAAAGTTAACTGGAGCAACACTGTCTGAAGCAGCTAGCTTTACGCGGCCCAGTCGATAATCAAGCTCCACAATAAAGGCACTTTCTAGTAAATCGCTGTCTAGGCCGACAGCTGGAGCGACCTCGCTTGTATCCAAACCATGGTCAACTCGAATAATGGCACTGTCGGCGCCATGGCCAGCGGTGGTTGATGAGAACCCAGCTATTAAGCCTGTAGTAAGGTTGCCGACGTCGAAGGGCTGGCTATCAGTTATACCGTCGTCGTCGGTTCGATACTGATTAAAGGCCCTATATGTGTCTTCGTCGACCGCAATATAAAATTTTCCTTTTGATACGGCAGCTGCGTTGGTGCCTGAACTCAAATTCGCGCCGGTGGGGAGGGCGCTGTTATCCGAATTGCCTGCGCGTGAAAAATATTTTGAATTTCCTTTTTGTATGGTGGAAACAGCAATATTGTTATTATTTAGTTTTAAAACGGGCATATACATAACATTAGTTCTCGCCATGGTAACTAATTTTGTTTTTATATTCGAAGTATTGTTAGTAAAAGCTTCTAAGACAGGCGTCTGTAATACTTGTAAATCATAATATGCACTACCAGATAAGTGGTCCTTGTCATAAAGAGCATAATTAATTTCGTCATCGCCCAAGGCGAACTTTGAAATTTTAAAACTGCCGTCACCTTGTGCCATTCTAAGTCTTCCCGTGTCAGTTAACACAGCGTCAAGAATGATATCGCCTGAATTGTCTAAAAATGCCATTTTATATTCTCCTCTTTATAAATAGTTGATTAATTTAATTATGTTATCATTTTATAATGTAAACCCAGCCCAGATATGGATCAGTAATCTTCGTCTCCCATGCTCTCCGGGTTGGTCTTGGTAGTGTCCTGCGGCTCCTCTGGGCCCCCCAATGAATCTTTATATATCTGAATATGCTTCTCGAAGAGCGCTTTCTGAGCGTCTGAGAAGATGACCTTCGGATACAAGGTTGGTGCCGGCGTTGTAATTTTCTTTACAAACGAAAAATTTATATCTATCTTCTTACCGCTACCCTTAGAGATTAGCCTCATTTTGAATTTTTTTCTATTATTTGCATCGTCTGTTGAAAAAATACTATTGGTGGTTTCTTGATCAGGAAAATAAAGCTGTTTTGCCGAAGGTTTTAATAAAATATATTTTTGGCATTCCGCAGTAGGCAGTTTGTTTTCCCGGGGAGTCATGTCAATCGTTCTGATTATCGGTTTTACGGCGCCGTGTTCGTCGATTAATTCAACTTCGTAAACTGACGACGGATTCGATATGTGGTCATGATAATCGATTGTTCTAAAAGTATAATAATATTTTTTATTTGGTAGTACTGAGTCGTCAAAGGCTGCGGTACTGCCATCAATTTGTGCTAATGATCCATCCGGATGTGGTAAAAATTCGTTATAAGATATAGGACGATTTTCTATTCTAAATATTTGAAATCCTTTTACTTTATCGTCAGACGAGAACTCAATTTTTCCGTCTCCGTAAGGAGGCGGTTGAAAAAATTGTGATTCCTTAATCAAATTAAAAATTGCTTCATCTTCATCTAATATATTAATTGGTATATCTCTGTACGAATCGCTTGTGCCTCCTAAAATTATTTTCAACTTCTTACTATTAGCACGGTAAGGAACAATATTAACATCTGGCGGGACAGGTGGGTTATCCAAAACTTTAATATCATCTGTTGAAAAAATTTTGTCTTCTACTAAAATAATTGACGGTTCGACATCCACATGAAACGTAATAGTGTATTTTCTCACGCCGTCTGCTGGTGTAAAAATTCTAGTTGACTGCTGTTCATAGTCAGGGGGTAGGAAGCCTGGTGATGTAGATATAGCTGGGTCGAAAAGATTGTCTAAATTCCCCTGAGAATCGATTGCATCTGCAGGGACACCGAAGCTTTTTTTTGTGGAGCTGCCGGCCTCGTCATAATAATATCTATATTTAGATCCAAAAACAACACGCTCTGCATAAACTTCGTACCTGTAGGTAGCATCCTTGCCATACTTTACCTGAGTATCGATATATTCTACTATGTTCAGGTCACTGGTGTTGGGAATGATTATATTTTGTACACAACGCTCCAGGCCTTCCGTCTCATCTCTTCTATATTTTTTTATAAGGTAGAAAAGATCTTCAGTATATGCTGGAACTCCATCTAATATTTCTCTATATGATCTTCTTTTCTCCTCATATACGTTTATTAATTTTTGCTTTAAAGCGCTGGTGAATAAAAATTGAAAAAAAGTATTGCAATCGTTATCAACATGTGACGCGTCCGGTGGACCATAATTAACATAAGACATATAATTTCTTAAATCTTTAACTGGCGGGTAGGTGACGTCTTCAGGTCCGATATGCCAGCCGGACACGGTGCCGTCGACATTCCAGCCATGAGTAGTGCTCTCATGAGAGTTCAAAAAAGAAAAGTTTAATTTATCAGCTATCTTATCTAAGATGCCAGTCTTCTGTCTGTTGACTAAAGGAATAACTTTCTTAGAATTATGAGCATATGGTTCTCCATTTAAAGCAGGGATCGAGACAAAATTAGAATCTATAAGGTTCTCATACACATTTTTATTCATGTAATCAACAAACTCATAAGAAGTGGAAGTATCCTGTGAAAAGCGAGACCACTTAAGATCTGTCTCCGGCGTACTGCCAAAAGTTTCTTGCATTGCAACCACTTGGCTGGCCAAGGTCTTAGTGAGGTGAGTTTTTTTCATATAATCACCAATTAAAGTTTCAAGCTGCGCAGTAAAATTCATTTCAAAATACATTGGAAAGTGTTTCTTAAATTGTGATACTTCTTTTAAGGCCGGCAAAGCTTCTGGGCTAAATACTAAATTAGAGGCTATGTATTCCAAGGCGCCGAGTTTGGTTAACGGACTTACACCTATTCGATTTGTATTCGCCGAGGTGTTATCCGTATCAATACCCAGCTTACTCATGTTGGAATCATGATGCATCGTGAAGGTCCAGTCATTAATATAGTCGTTAAACAAGGCTGTTGCATCAATAGTTTTTGGGTTTATCTTTAATAATCGCGATGGCGAGTTCGGGCCGACGCCTGCAGGATTAAATCCGGCCGGCCCGGCTGAATATATACCAGGAGAACCATATAACAATAAGCTAGCCTCTAGAGGATAATACTTAAATAAGGTGGTGTATATTGCCGACGCGGCGACTGCTTGGCCGGAGCCGGCGTAGTATTGTCGGAGGAAAATGTTGTCATTATATGAATTTATATAGTCGGCGCCGCCGTAAACAATTTCGTTTAATGCAAAGGCTCCATTTTCAGCCAGCTCTTGGTTATTGATAATTTTAATAAATGAATATACATTGGGAATGGAGTTCTGATAGAATGAACCGGCTATAAGGTTTTCATAATTCATCAGGGGCGCGCCGCTGCCTCCGTAATCTACTCTGTCATTGTAATATGCTTTATAATCTGCAAAGTATGCTTTTCCATATGGTTCTTCTTGTTCTAGCTCCGCAAGAGTAAAAGGAGATAAACTTTCATGATAATGGTCATAATAATAATTAATTTTTTTCGTTGTGTTGCCGTCTTGCACGTCATATACGATATAGTCGCCGGCGTTTCCGCCGAGGAAGGGAAGCATCGTTTCTGCCGGGGAGTCCAAAGAAGATGGCAATGACTTTATAATGGGGGGCAAATGTTGGCCGTTAACTTTGATGCCATATTTCATTAAATAAACCCAAAAATTAATATCATGGTCTAGTTCAGCAATCGGATCATCTGTTGTGACATACTCATTAAACGAAAGAACAAATTTGTCTCCGGGGACCGAACATTCTAAATAAAACTTTTCCGAATATCCGATCATTGGTGTCCACGGTGCGGCGCCGTCCTCTTCCACGCTGCCACCGGTTTCGGGATCAGCATAAATTAAGTTTCCCGGTGTTGCTTGTTGCTCACCGGGATCGCAATCTTTTAAACTTAATGGTGTGTTACAAAAGACATTTAATTTAAGATGGTCGTTATTAAATATTTTTGTATTTGGTAAAATTGATAATGGATTGGTATCAGATGTCAATGGTACATTATAGTCCCAATATTTTCCCAAAGCAAGTCTTACCGTGTCAACATCGGCAAATGGAAGGTAGGATCCGCCTAAAACTTCGTATAAGCCGGATGGAATCTGCCCAAATGAGTCTCTTGCAAGGTCTAAAAAGCTGTTTTTATCAACAACTATTGTCTTCTTGCCCACTATTTCTTTTGAAGCTGCCACTAAATATATACCTCGCTTGTCTTAATCATAGTAGTTCCCCAGACCGCCGAGACCTTGCGTCAGCGTGGGGGTGGAGTTGATGGAGCTGATGGCGACTTCGGCTGGTGGGGGGGCAAGGTATTCACCTGTTAACAAAAAGTATTTGTTTATTATTGGTAGCTTTACTCCTTGCGCAGCACTCTCGTTGTATAATACTATTCTACATAAATAAGAACCATTTCCAATGTTTTCCAAGTCAGAAGTGTTTAGTTTTTTCCAGCTGCCTTCATCAGATTTAAGAGGGTGATAGCTATCCCCGAAAAGAGTGCCGGCTGTCGGGACACCAGTCAGAGTGGGCCCAGTATATCTTTGTATTTCTGATAATAAGTTTGCGTGTATATAAAGAAAGGACTCGTATGTTGGGTCGATAAGGGTACCATAATTCGTAATTTCCTTAGATAAGGGATGTCCAAATATTTGTTTCACAGGCAGCGGCTTGGTGTTGGCAGGTATTGACGCAATTTTAGCAGCGTTGTTGCTCGCGATGACATCCTCGACGTACTGGGTGGCCTTGAGAAAACTTGATATTTTGAAAATATTTGGTAGGTTGCTATTCGCTGCGACTCCAGCATTGCGCAGGGCATCGCCGGCAGGAATATTAAACAAGTTATTGTTAAAAAAAGCTTTATAATAAAATTGGCTTGGTATATCTTTATCTGGAAGAAGATTAAAATCTGCTGGCTCGGTATAACCCGGACCTTCTGGAACAAAGGAATTCCCTGGCCAGTCGGCTCCTCCTTGTTTTTTAAATGCGGGCCATGAAGCGGGCCCAAATAGTTTTTCATATCCAGAACCGAGTGTGGCGGCGCCGGGGGTTTCACTATGGTGATATACCATCATGCCCGCGGAAGAAAATAAATTTTTATATACTTCTCTAGGCAATAGCTGCCACTTAGACCCATCCCAAGTTTTATAATATTTATCTAATAAATCAGCATCTTTAACTTCATCTTTGTTTGAA